TTTATTTGCTTTTTGTCTTGCAATCATTGCTTCATAATCACTACCATACTTTTTATAAGCAGCAGTTGTATTATCTCCATAAGTACCATAACCAACACCTTTATTTAAAGATTTGCCTTTTAACCAAGTAGGTTGATTTACATCTAACCAATCTTGAAAATCTTTAGTATTTTTAGGACCAGTAGAATATATTAAAGCAGATGGAGAATTAATTTTATCAATAGACATTGGAGCTAATGATTTAGATTTTATAGATTCTATTTTAGGTTTACCAGCATCAAATGGTAAAATGTCTATATTTTCAGAAAATTGTTGAGTAGTATTGCTTGGTATAAGTCCGCCAAAAGTATCATCTTTTCCATCAGTACCACCAATAACATACTTATTACCTTTACCTTTACTAGCTTTAGACATTTCTTGAGCATTATACAATTGATCAAATTGCTCATCAGTTATATTACCACCTTTAGCTCTAGCAATATTTTTAGCTACTTTAGCGTATCCTAAATCATCACTAAGTATTTGAGTAGACCCATCAGGATTCTTGCGTATAATCTCTTTATTATCAATAAATACGTTAGGTCTGTACTCTACTTTATCAGTACCTTTCTTATTTGATTTAACTTCATACATATCATTACCCATAGGTTTAAGTACACCACCATTTACATACTTAGGTCCACTCATAGAGTTACTAGTATCTATGCCACCCATAGCATGATGCCATTTAGCAGCATTTCTAGCAAAGTTAGCTTTCTTAACCATAGCAGGACTATAGTTTTCTTTATTAGCTAATACTTGACTAGCAAATCCTTGTACTGATTTACCATGTTTACTAGCAGCTGCAGTGAATGTACCTTTCTTAGATTCTTTAATATGGATACCACCTTCTTTATATTCTTGTAAATACTTATTAGCTTGTTCAGATGACATATGAGATTCTAACCTAGACTTAAGTATATCTTTAGGTAACTTACCACCATCAGCCATATTAGCTTTAATTTTTCTTTCTTGTTCAAGCATAGCTTTAGTAGGAGCTTTACCACTACCTTTATTAGCTCTTATATTATCCCAAAGACCTCTTTTAGAATAAGAACCATCTGCACGTTTAATTAACTCACCGCCTTTTTTAAATTGCTTACCTTGTGCATTAGGATTAAAGTTACCAGCAATATTAGAAGTCATTGCATTTTGTTGACTAGATTTATTAGCAGTATAATCTTCAACTTTATTTTGATAATTTTTTTTATCTATTGCACCACCTATTCCACCACCAATAGCAGATCCTGCCATACCACCTATTGCTGTTCCAAGACCTGGTACTACAGATCCTAAAACAGCACCACCTATACCTCCAATAAGACTACCTACAGTTTTACCTGTATTCTTTTTAACAGGAGCATTAGGATCTTGTGAAGTTTGTTGTGGAGCACTACTACCTCCACCACCTAAACTAGGCAGTTTAAAATTACTACCTATACCAGAAGCTGCAGAAGCACTAGCACCAGTTACAGGCATTTTTGATTGAAAAGGTTTTGTAAGATTTGATATAGTACTAGGATCTATTGTTCCTATTAAATCAATTCCTCCAGGTGCATATTTTTTAACTGTTCCACCTTTAGAATTTTTTAGTACACCTACTGGTTTATAATTATTTGATTTCATAGTTCCATCTTGATTAACATTAAATGCATCTCGCATAGCTTTTGCTTGATTTTCTTTTTTTTCAGTTTTATATTTATTAAGATCTTCTTTACTAGTAGCATAATCAGATAGTCCATAAGAAGAAGCTTTATCTAATACGCTTTTAGCATATTCATTTGTATCACTTCTCATTCCTTTATATGAATTAACTGTTTTTAAATATCCTGCAGGTTTCCCTCTTAATTCAGAAGGTACTTGTGTAGTATATCTATCTAAAACTGTTAATAAAGTACTTTCTTTACTTTCTGGACTTATTCCAAATTTTGCTCCTGCTTTTTTAGGAAAATAATCTTCTTTTATTTGTCCAGCACCTTCTGAATATTGTCCAGAATCAAAAGCATCAATAGGATGACCTGTTAAAATTTTACCCATAAATTGAACACCTGGAATTTGTTTTAAAGCATATCTAGTACTTGTTCCAAATTCAGATTCTTGATCTATAATACCAGCTGAAACTTTTACTAAATTATTAAATTCATCATTAGATAAATTATAAGCTTTCATTAGTTGTTGTTTTCTAGACATCATAGCATTAATATGTTCATTTCTTGCTTTTGTTTTTTCAGGATATTTATCACTACTACCAGTATATCTTATAGTTTCATTAGGTACATAATCTATATCTCTTCTAATTATATTAGGTTCTGGAGGTTTTAATCTATTTCTTTCTTTTAATAAAGAATTAGGAACAAATTCTTTTTTTACTATTTGATAGTTTTTATTATTTTTTGCACTATTTACCCAATTACTATCTAAATCATGAGAATCAAAACTTTCAGCACTTCCTTGAGAACCAAAATAAGTTAAACCTTTAACTTTTCCAGAACTATCTTTAGTAACATGTTCTACTAACATATTATGATAAGGAGCTCCTCGTTTTCCTGTTTTAGTCATTCGATCTAATTGAAGAATATCTCCTCTTTCTATATTATCTAAATTATAATCATAAACATAACCTTTTAATTTACCACTTACAATATCATCTTGTAATTTAGTTCCAGATGTATAAGATAATATTTCTTTTGCTTCAGTTAAACTATAACAAGCAGAACCTATACAATAACCATGATGATCTGTACTTCCTTTTATTTTACTATCTACAAATGATTTTAATTTATTAAACCTTTCAGGATCTTGTTTAATATGATTAATTGCAAATTGTATTCTTTCTTGTCTTAATTTTTTTTCTTTAAGTCTTGCATTTATTTCAGCTTGTACTTCTTCGTATGTTTTATTAGCCATAATTAATGTATTGATTGTCTATAAAATGTTGTTATTGGATGTAAGATAAATCTTTGATTATCTGCATTAGTATAAGTTATTTCAGTTTCTAAATACATATCTCTTAATCTAGGTTTACTTAAAGTACTAAATGTAGCACTATTAGTATCTCTAGGTATAATCAATTTCCAATCTCTTTCCTTTTTAACTATATTACTTTGTGGAGTTAATGTAATTAAACCTGTATCTTGATTTTCAGTTTTATGTTGAATAAAGTGAAATGTTTCATCATTAACTAATGTACCATTAGCTCTATATACTTGTGTTTGAAACTTTTGATTATCCCATACTTTAGTAGTTAATGGTGCATCATTAGTTAATAGTTTAATTTTACTTGAATAAGTAGTACCATAAAAACTACCATACTCACCTTTGTTATGCCAGTAACATTGATTATTACCCATACTACCAAATACCATAGTATTCATTTTAAAGTAAGTCTTAGGTTTAAAACTATAGAAACTTTCAAATGCATTTAACTTTTCATTATATCCAAGAGTAAAACTATTCTCAGGATTAATTGGATCTAAAAATGTATAGTATATTGTTTGATACTCTGTATCATATATACCATGAACACCATTAAATGCTTTATTAATATCATTATTAACAGTCTGTAGTTTACTAAATAAACCTAAGTTATCAGATATACATTCTAATCCAGACTTACCTTGAAAAGGATTAGAGTCACCTAATTGGAATATTTTTTTAAGACTATTATCATAATGATATATTGAACTATTAGTATTAATTACACTATATTGATGTGAAGTTCCAGTTTCTTTAGTAATGTAATCATATCTTAATAATACTTTATTATTACTTAAAACTATATTACCATCAGTTCCTTGAACAGCACCTCTTTCATTACTACTAGCAATACCTATACCATTTGTTTGATAATAGAATATTTTATTTTTATTAACAACTAATTCTACAATAGGACCTTGTACACCTTCAACATCTAAGTAATCTACAAATTGAAAGTTTCTCCAAGCGTCAATTACTTCACCATCTATTTTAGGTCTAGAATGCCAAATCCTATTAGTATATTGATCCACTTCATTATTATAAAATAAACTAGGTGGAAAATACTTTTGAATATTATATTTTTGATGAAACACATCATTATATTTAAACTCAGATAACAAGAATCTTTGATTTCTTAATACTAAATTAGCAGTATCAGGACCTTGTTTAAGCATACGTTTTTTAAGTGTATAATTTATTATTGGTCTAGCAACAATACCTAAAGGTCCAGCTGCTAAAGCTGCAGCACCAGTTAAATTTCTTCTTCCTGTACTATTTTTTCCAAAATCACTAACCATATTTGTAGGTGATAATGCATCACGAAGAAATCCTCCAGTAAGCCATTTACCAAAAGTAGGTTTTTTTATAAAATTAAATAACTTACTTTGTTCAGGATTACTAATACTTTCAGTTTTAAATTCAGAGTTTTCTTTTAAATCATCTGGAGATAAACTAACAATTGGATGATTACCTTCTCTTAAAGTAAAATTAAAACTAGCCTCACAAGGAAATATTTCATACATTCCTTTTTTAGATCTAATAGGATCTTGATAACCAGCAGGTCTTACTTGATTGTAATAATAACAATAGTTAACTGAATCATATACTCCTACATAAGTATCACCTAAATTAGCTTTAATATTTAAAGTATTAGCAACTCTATTTCTATAAGAATAAAATTCACTAGCAGGTATATATTCATTATTAGCTCTACTATCAAAACCAATACCACCATATTGTGTATTAGTTATTGGTCTACAATAAGCTACACTATAATCTCCACCATAATCTTTATATCTAATAGCACTAGATGATTGATATGCAGGATTATTTAATTCAGATAAATAAGATTCTTCTTCATCATATGTAAAAAATGTACCTGTAGGTACACCATTACCTCCCCATTCTGGGTTAGTAATAATCATATGTTTTTTATCACCAATACCTAATACTGTATGAGGTCTTAATACTTTATTTAAAAAAGTTTCCATCATAGGTACATCTGTAATATAAGTAAATGGAATACCCGCAGCACCAAAACCATCACTTACTGCTAAAGCAACATCACCTGCTTGAAGATCAAATGATCTAATTATTTCTCCTTTTTTATTAGCTTGAGGTATAACAGATATATAACTATTAGATATTAAATAATCTAATTTAGTTCCCTCATCATTAGTACTATTTAATATATTATCAAAACCAGCACCTAATAATTCACCAGGAATAAGTACTTTTTGATTTTTAATATACATTCTTCTAGCATCACTATCAGCTACTTGATTCCAAGATAAAGTACTACCATTATACCATTTTCTTAAGTAAGCTGAACTATCTAATATGTTATATAATCCAACTGTTGTATCTCTATGTAATTGATATAAAAATTTATTACCTTCATTAAATATATTAATAGGTTTTAAATAATCACCTTGTTTAAATTTATATTTTTCAAAATCTATATTAGGTGATAAAGTATAACCTATTGAACCTGTTCCTTGTGAACTATTTATTTGTGAATATGCTAAACCTGTTTGTCCTAAACAATATACGTTAGGATGTAATCCAGCTACTTTATGAGCTAAAGTTTTTCTTAGATCTTCTTTAATAGACTCTTTAATTTTTTCTATAGTTTTAGGAAAAATCATTTTAATTAAATTTCCAGCACTATTTAATATAGAAGCAAAAAATCCATTTTTATTATTAGTAGCACCATCTAAAACACTGTCTACTAAATCAGCTAAATCTTCAGAACTAACTACTCTTTGTGAAGCAGCTAAAGGCATATTGTTTAATTTTTTACCAACAGCTGCTGCTGTTGTTTTCATTATACGTTGCCTAATATTTTGTTTAATATTAAAAAAATCTTCTGCACCATCGACTTCATCAACATAATTACCTATTTTATAACATATTACAGTTGCTATAATACTCCAAACTAAACTAGGATTATTATATTGATCAATAGCAAGTCTATCAAATGTTTGTAATCCACCAGTAATAGCAGTACCAAATCTAGTTTTATCATTCTCTTGTCTTTCAACATATACTATTCTAAAACCACTAATTTTTTCAGCTAAGTCTTGAGGTATATTAACATTAAAATCTATATGTGTAGAATATGTTGTTAATTTACCACTATTATAACTAGATAATAAAGACATTGGATTATTATACACTTCATTAAAATCAGGCATTTTAATATCACCTATCCAGTTAACATAAGAAGCTTGTCCTTTCTTATTATAAAAAGTAATACCAAATCTATATACTTCTCCACGTTGCCAAGATACTTGACAACTAGATTTGTAAGGAGATTTTAAACTACTAAAACTACCATTATTATTAGTAACATGATTAGGTACACTTATAAGTGTAGAATTATTATCAACATCTGTTTTAACTAAAGGAGCTTTATTAAGATTAATATTTGTGCTTAAACCTGTATCTACAACCATGCTAGTTGTTCCAAAAGTATAACTAATATTTGGACCTTGACCACCTACAGTAACACCATCTTGATGAAACTTATATTGTTGATTATTAAACCAATTTGTTGTAGTACCACTAGGATTTAATCCAAATATTTTACCACTTTCATCATTATAAGGATTAATAACATCTAATTGAGTATTACCTGGATAATTATTAGTAAATGTATTTGTAGTTCCATCTAATTCATATGTAGTACATTGACCAGCATTATTATATCTATATGCTCTGTAATCTACATCAACTTTAAACATTTCATTAGTAGTATTAGCTACATATAATATGTTATCTTTAACTTCAATAGTATTAGCTTTTTCAAATGGAGCATACATTATATTAAACTCTTCTACAGTAAGAAGAGTAGTATCACTATACAAATCAGTAAAACTTTCATTTTGATTAGTATATAATGATATTTCTTTATAAGGATATACAAATATCTCAGGTAAGTTGGGTTGACTATAGTGCACTAAAGCATATTGAATCATTTGATAATCTTTATCAATATGAGGTATATAAAACTCAATACCTTTATCTGAATCAATAACTTCTTTAGTATCTGTAGCAGCCATAACATCTGTAGTATATTCTACAGTATCTGCAAGCGGATATCCTAATTCACTATTAAATTCATCACCTTCAATAACATCTATTAGATTACTACAAGTACTAAAATTAGTTAAGAAACCTTGTTTATTTAATAATCTATAAGCTAGTTGATATCTACCTTCAGGTAAACTACCTTTGATTAATCTTTTAATAACAGGAGTATCTAAATTAACATCACATACTATATTTAAACTTCTAAGAGGAGTTTCTATAACTGTTGATAAAGGACCTACAGTATTAATAGATCTTACTGAATTAATACCATCAGTCCAATAAATTCTAGCAAAGTTTTGATTTTCATATTTAGCTAATGCTTTAATTCTTTGTGTATACTTAAAGTTTAAATCTCTATTATACATCATATGACCATTTACAGTCAATTCATATCCATTAATAGCACCAGCAATATTGTCAGTAGTACCTAAAAAATTACATCTCCATATTTGACCATAACCATTATCATTAGGATTACCAACAGTATTACTTTTTGTAAAAAAGAATAAAGTTTGTACTCCACCACCATCAGTCATAGCAACACCTTCAATAGCTTGAAGATTTTCTTGAGCTGGTACATATTGTGGATACTCACCATTAACTTCATAAGTAGCAGCTGGTATAGTTGTAGGGAACTGAATTTGTAGTTTAGTTCCTTTTTTATTTTGTACAACAGCTGTACTTAATCCATTATCAGTAAGTAAGGTAATATTTAAAGCATCTAAATAATTACCTTGTTTATATACGGTCTTAGCTAAGTCTTGATTAAGACCATTTACAAAGGTATTTATTGCAATACCATTTGTTTGACCACCTTGTTGTTCTTGTTCTGCAGCCATTAGTATCTATAGTTTTTCATACCAAAGTTAATATATTGAGATTGACCAATACCTTCAAAGTTTCTAGCTTGTTCATTAATTCTAGGCATAAGTGTAAGGTGTTGATTCTTCCAAGACTCCATCATATCATAATTAGGAGTAAGAGCTTTAGTTTTAGCTTGACCTACATACCACATCCACTCTCTTTCAGAGTATTCAAATACATCTCTAGCAATAATATTTCTTCTCCATAATACATAGTCTACTTTAAGTCTTATATAAGACTGTACAGCTTGTTTAAAACTAATATCATCAGGTATAAGTGGATAACCTTCCTCATCAACTGGGAAAGCTTTATAAAACATAATTACTTGTGCACCATCTTTAAAAGAGGTGAATATATAATTACCTTGAACATTATAAGTAATATCTCTCAAGGTATATGGTAAATTGTTAATTAATCCTTTAGTAATTGCATTATCATAATTATTAAAATTGATAATTGGATTACCGTTATCATCAAACCCTACAGGTTGTACAGGGTTAACTAAAGGATAGTCATTAATGTTATTAATGTTCCAAGGGTGAGTAGTAGAGGTTGTTCCTCTCATAGGTACTATTACACCATTTTGAGTAAGTACCATAGCTTGATCTAAGGTATGCAGATTACAAGGAATAAATCCTTTGTGATTAACTATATCAATAATTGCATAATCATTAATAAGATTGTAAGGAACACCTATTAAATCACAAGCTTCATTTGCCCATTCTACAAAACTACCTACCTCAAACTGTTGATTTTTATATTGGTTATCTCTAAGTACATTATTTATAATCTCATTAATAGAAATTAATTTACCATTTAATGCCATATTTTATATATTAATAATCTGAGAAAGGACTTACAAAGAAATCTAACTCAGGGTGTTTTTTAATTAATTCAGGTACTTGTCTTTTAAATTCTCTAACAGCTGTAAGTTTGTAATACTTCTTTTTATTCATATTACAATTCTTTTTAAACCATACTATCTTCAATCTATAACCATTAGTATGATCATTAAATTGATATACTTTAAGCTTCTTTTCTTTAGCCTCAGGATCAGTAGCCCAAAGATCTCTAGTAGCTTTATAATCAATAGGAATGCGTTTAATCACTTCACCATTAGCATCTAACTTTAATTTCTTTCTAACTTTTTGTATCATAATCTTACCCATCTTACAAGGTAGTTGATACTCAGTGTTACTAAGAATCATTTTAGTTCTAGCTTTTCTAAATATCTTCATAAGTACACTTCTATACTTATTAAAAGATACACTATACTTTAAGTCTTTTAAATCAGTACCTAAAGGTAGTTCAGCCTTACTAAGGTTGTTTAAATAATACTTATAGTAATCTCCTAACCCGTAGTCAGCAGGATACTTACCTTTACCTCTTTCCTTAATACCTAATTCAGTATTACTTAGTTTGCGTTCCAAAATCATTTTCACTATTATTTGTAGTATCAGCAGGTGCCATAGCTTGTTGACTTAAGAATAACTTAACTGCCATATCTACTATACTATTAACCATCCAATTTTTAATAGGGAATGGATCTGAACCAGAGTAACAAGCTTTACCACTACAATCTTCAAAGTTGTAAGCATCTCTTGGATCTTCAAATACTCCCTGTACATTTATAAATCTAAGTACTTGTAATATATTATTAGGTACTATAAGATACAAATAACCATCTGTATTTTGCATATAGTACTTAACTCTATTTTTAGTATATTTGTTATTTAACACATATGGAATTCTCTCATAGTGCACATAATCATAACCAGGTAATCCTTTGTTAACAGGACCTACTCTAGTAAATAATTGACTATGATGAAGTTCTATAGTACTTGGCATAGGTTTAACACTTCTTAATAAGTTACAACCTGCTTCAATAATACAAGATTCAGCTGCATCTACTACTTCCATTTCTACACAACCTAGATCTTGGATAATAAAAGGATCAGCTGTATAACCTTTATTAGAATCTTGTTTAATAAGTTGAGATCTTAAATTGATTACTATTTGCTCAATTTGCTCAGGCATAATAGTATCAGTAATAACTGCTCTACCTCTAAGTTGGTCAAGTATAAGAAATACAATATGATCTAAAGATGTTGTGGTAGCCATTCTATTTTAAGTAAAAAAAGGCTCATACTTGTGTAAGAGCCTGTATGTTAATAAAGTAATATAACGCATTTGTATAATTCAAATCTAGTAATTTAGATAGTTTTATCTTGCTTTTTATTATATTTAAAATATTCAAATCCTATAAATCCAGCTACAAGTAAAGCTATAACAAGATATAAATTAGTAATTTGAGATTTTTTATGTTTAACTTGTTCTTTTAAAAGATCTACATCATGTGTAGATAACTTATCTATATCAGGACAAGGTACTTTAGTTGTTACTATAATAGTGTCATGTACCATTATAGTTTTAGGTTTTAAAATACTTTTAACTTTAAGTTTTTTACCTAGTTTTTCTATTTCAAGTTTAAGTCTATCATTCTCTTCAAAAGCAACAACTGTACCATCTTGTAATGATTGTATTATACTATCACAATCAAAATTTAGATTAAGTGTATCACCTGGTTCATATATAGGTACTTGAACTATTGCTGTATCATGAACAGTTTTAGGAACAAAGTATTCAGGGTAATGTGTTATTATATAATTAACAGCTTCTTTCTGTCCATATTTATTAACAGCCTTTTGAAACTGTTTTGTTGCATTACAGCTACTTATTAATATAAGAGCTATCATAATACCAATAGTAATTAAAAGTCGTTTATATGCTGGTATTCTCATGTGTTTTAGTATTAGTCCAGAATTTAAAAATAACTGTTAATATGGTAAGTATAGATCCTATCCAAAAGGATTGCTTTTCATTTAATACAGTTGCAGGTGCAGCAGCAATACTACCTTGTAATGCTACTAATATTATTAAAGCAAGGTCACCCATTTTTCTATACTTACTAGGTGTAGGCTTATTGTAATCCTCAATATGTTTTTTCAAGTTTATCATGTATTAATCTTTAGTTTCAAAATGCATCCAATCATAATCTTTCTCAGGTCCTAAACCTATAAAACCATGTTTATAGAATATATCAATCATTGGTTTATATTCAGGTCTAGCAAATCTAGCTGTTTTATGTGTTTCTTGTAATAGATTTCTAGCAGGATCAAGATCTATTGCTATTCCCCAAGAATGTCTTGAGTAATCAGAACCACCTCTCATTGCTCTAAAATTAAAACAACCTCCAAATAAATCTATACCTAATTCTACTAGTTTATCATATCCATAACTATCTAATAAGTCTTTAAATATAGCAAGGAATTTATCAGCAACTAACTTATGACATTTCATAGTAGTTACTTTAGTATTAGTATCCCAAGCTAATCTCATAGGATAAGGTAACTTTATACTAACTAAATAAGGTGAACCATTTTGAGTAGGTTTGCCATATTTACTTAGTATCTGTTGAGTTGTCAGCATTCTTTCTATTTTTAATTTTTTTATTAATAGCTTGACTAGTTTGTTTTATAAATTTAATAGTAGCAATAGCACCTACACACATTGTAAAGAATTTAGCACCTAATCCTATTACAGCTCCTATTGCTAGAAATATTGGATGGTTTATAAATTCAGGATCTAAAAATAAGTTATGTCCTTGTGTATTAGATAAAAAACTTAATGTACCTGCCATTATTGCAAACTGTCCAAAGATTCCCATGTGGTTAATCCCAAAGAAATCTGCAGCTTTTTCTAATATATGGTTTAATTCTTGTTGATAATGATGAAGCATTTTTATATAGTTGTTAATATTGTTAAGATCAAGAACAATACACTTATAATTGCAAAGATAACTCTTTTCTTATAAGTATTAAATAGTTTACCAGTAATATTTTTAAATTTATCAGTATTACCATCACTAATTAAACTTGTAGATTTAAACCTATCAATATAAGTTTTAGGGTTTAGATTATTTCTAGTCACAAATATATATCCTAAATGAAACAAAGGATTAATACTAGATAAACTTATTCCTAAAAATAAGATAGCTAATACAGGTATTTGAAAAGCTAAAGCACCTAGTATTAATACTATAGGACTAGCTACTAAAATACTTCCTATAAAGTGGATATATTTACCTTCTAATTGCATCTTTCTAACAGAATTAGGTTCTTTAGTTATACGTTTAAACCAACTCTCTAGCCAGTAATGCCAGATATATCCATCAATAATACCTTTACTTATTGATATAAGTATGTATATTATCCAACTGAGTACTATCGCAATTTGTATCATATGCACATTTAGTCATTTTTCTGATCTGACGATTTGGTATCTGAGCTGTCTGACACATCATCAGACCCAGTATCAAATAAGTTAAAAACAGCAAATATAGCAAGTGCTTTAACTCCAACTTGTTTAATACTTGTTTTAATTTTTTCAAAAGCTCCATCTATTTCTTTATTTATTAAGTAACTTGATATTGCGCTACCTATTATTACACTAATAAAAAATATAATAATTATTTCTAAAAATGGATCCATTATTATCTATTTTTAAAATCAGATACAGTATTTTTAATTGCGTAATACATCATTATAATAAAGTATACTACTAATATAACAATACCAGTATACATCATAAACAGAGGTATTTTATTTTCAGTAAAGTTAGTAAGTGATCCACCTATTACTAATAGTAAACTTGCAAATAATAATCTACCTATATGGGTAGTAAATAAAAACATTAATTTATTTTTCATAATTTATTATATTTTAGGATTATAAGGTATTAATAATAAATCTTTTACCCACATAAACTGTTCATTCACACATTGATCAATTTCCTCAATTGATATAAACCAATTATTATCAGCATCTTGCACAGGATTAAAATAACTATCAGGCGCAAATAATTGTTCTACCAATAAATCTTTTTGCTCAATGGTTAATAAACCAACATATTGCGTGTACTGTTCTGGATTTATATCTGTTAAAATCATACTTGTCTTCCTAATGTTGTTTG